AACACCTGAATCAGCTTATGATAAGTTTAGTGATTTCAAGTTGTAGGAGATAATATGCCAAGTAAAAAAACACAAAAAGTTAGATTTAGAAAAGGTGATAGAAGACCTAAAGCTGATACTGAATATACTGCCTTATCTTACAGAAAAAGATTAATCAAAAGAGGCAAGAAAATGATTTGGAAAGTTACAGAGTATCCTACAAAGACAGTTATTGGTGAATACTTTTTTGAAGAAGACGCAGAGAAAGTAACTAAGTTTCAAAATAAACATAAAGTTTGGCATGCTAACGGAGGAATACCTAAATTTCTGACTATTAAGTTATAAATAGTAGCATGGCATATACATTCTTTCCAGAATCAGAAAAACAAATAGATACCAAACTTAAATTTCCTAGAGAAAACGTAATTGAAATTAGAAGATTGTGGGATTTCTTAAATAAAAAAACTAGAGTAAAAGCACCCATAAACATTGATGAAAAGAAACCATCAAATGTCAATGTAATCAGAGCATTAGAGGGTACATTAAACCTTAATCAAATTAAAACAGGTGCAAAACTTAAATTAATAAAAATTAGATTTGGTAATGGTTCTTTAGGTGGTAGAGGTTCTCAAAATTTAGGTAATCTTTTTGAAGAACAGTATGCTAAAGAATTAGAAAAGTATGACGAAGGCGAAAAAGTAAAAGATCAACTTTTAGAAAAATCAATCGTAGGTTTATATAAAGAATATAAACTATCAAAGTATAAAAAATTAAATGTAAAGATAGAAGGTGGAGCAAATACACCAAGACCATTTGTTTACGGTCCTTACATAGTTGTTAAATCAGCTAAACAAACAGGTAATGATTTAGGTACCACAGTAACAGACTTAACTCTCAAAGATGGTGATAAACCAAAAGTTTATTTAAGTTTAAAGTTTGGTGATACAACAACCTTTTTCAATTCAGGTACTAGAACAGTACTAACACCACAAGAAATAAAAGCAGGCAAAATTCAAAATAAAAATGGTAAAAGATTATTAAGTATGTTTGGTATTGATGAGGGTATGTTTTGTGATACATTTAACGGCAAATTAAAAAAGGGTGTAATAGAAAATGTATGGCCTAAAATGAAAGCAGGTGATAGAACGGCATTAGAAAAACTTATTGAATCTGGTATAGGTTATGGTTATCATGTAGTACATAAGTTTAAAAGTGGTAAGGTATTATCATTTAAAGTTGATAAAAGCTACATGACGAAAGCTACTAAACCAAAATCACTTACATTATATTATGGTGGTAAAACAGGTACAGGTAGAAGAATTAATATGGAGATATTAACACCGACATATAAATTAACACTTAACATACGTGATACACAAGGTAATGACGGTTACCCTACGAGAATGATGTGTGATTTTAAGTATTTGAACGCATAATACTTATAAATAGTCTTATATTTGTTGATGAATTTGTTGAAAAAAGTTCTTGCCAAAGAGCTTTAATTATAGTATAATGGATAAAAATGAGAGAGAAAAATGTTTAGTTTTAAAGGTTTTGTTACTAAGGAGAAGAATACACATTTAGAACACTTAGAAGACGATATAATAAATCGTGGTTCAAATGGTGGTAGAAATGCCATTAACTTCTTAAAGTCAGTTAGAAATATGCTGGCTAGTAACTCAGGTAAAAAAGTCAATATGTCCGTCAAATGGGACGGTGCACCAGCTATAATCTGTGGTATCAATCCAGAGAATGGCAAATTTTTTGTTGGTACAAAATCTGTATTTAACAAAACTCCAAAAATAAATTATACTTCCTCAGACATATCTAAAAATCATTCTGGTCCTGTGGCTGAGAAGTTAGGTGTATGTTTAAGAGAATTAAAAAGATTAAACATCACAGGTATATTACAAGGTGATTTATTATTTACAAAAGGTGATTTAAAAACAGATAATATAGATGGCGATTCTATGTTAACTTTTACACCTAATACTATAACTTATGCTGTACCTGTAAATTCAGATATTGGTAAAAGAATTAGAAGAGCAAGAATGGGTATTGTATTTCATACATCATACTCAGGTAAAACAATGGCAGGTTTAAGAGCTGGTTTTGGTACTGTTTCTGGTAAGTCAAATGTACAATCAGTATTTTTAGCAGACGCAGCTTATAGAGATACAACTGGTTCTAGTAAGATGACTAAATCAGAGTTAAGCAGATTTGACGCAAGTATCAGAATGGCAGAGGGAAGTTTACAAAAGGCTTCTAGTGTGTTAGATGAAATGTCAAAATCATCTAGTGATAGTTTATCAGTTGGTTTTAGATTAAAAACTTTCTTTAATCATTACATAAGAAACACTAAAAATAATATGGCAAAAATTAAAACTCTTGTAGAGATGTTTGAAGATTATTACGAAAACATTTTACAACAAGAAATAGACGCAAAGAAAACACCAAAAGGTAAAGAGAAATATATTAAAGCTAAAGCAGACGGTATGAGATTTGTATTAAGAAATAAAAGTGCAATATACTTTGCTATTGCTTCTCATGTTACTTTACAAAATGCAAAGAATGTTTTAATTAATAAACTTGCAGAGATACAATCAATTGGACATTTTTTAAGAACACCAAATGGTTACAGAGTAACGGCACCAGAAGGTTATGTTGCAGTTGATAGAGTTGCAGGTGCAGTTAAATTTGTAGATAGATTAGAATTTAGTAGAGCAAACTTTACAATAGATAAAGATTGGGTAAAAGGGTAATGAAGACTTTTAAGAAACATCTCTTTGAAGCAATGAACGGACCAAAAGTTATTATGATTGGTGGTCCAGGTTCTGGTAAGTCAACTTATTCTGAAATCATTACAAAGAAACTTGGCATACCACATATCTATACTGGTGATATGATGAGAGAGTTAGCTAAACAAGATACACCAAATGGTAAAAAAGTAAAAGAACTATTATCAAAAGGTGAGTTTGCACCGTTAAACGTAGTTATTGATACTGTAAAAACAAGATTAGAACAACCTGACGCACAAAGAGGTTATATATTTGATGGTTTTCCACGTAATATAGAACAAGCAAAAAGAATGGAAAAAGAAAATATAGAATATGATTATGTTGTTAATTTAGAAGTATCAGAGGAAGAAGTAGTGAGAAGATTAACAGCAAGAGGTAGAGCTGATGATAAACCAGAGATTATAAAAAATAGATTAAAAGTATATCATAGAGAAACAGCACCTTTGTTAGACTATTACAAAGATGAAATAATTAATATCAAAGCTGAAGGTCAAACACCAGAAGAAATTGCTAAAACAATTATGAGAGAGATTAGATGAAGAATTTAAAAGAGATTAGAGAGTTTATAAAAGAAGGCGTCTATGATCCTGGTATTTTAAAAGCATTCTTTTTAGCAGGTGGTCCAGGTTCTGGTAAATCTTTTGTAACAAGAAATGCATTTGCTGGTACAGGTTTAAAAGTTGTAAACTCAGATAACTTTTTTGAAAGAGGTTTAAGAAAAGCAAATCTATCTCTAAGTATGCCAGATGATGAAAGTTATTTTAGAGATATTATTAGACGTAAAGCAAAACAAACTACATCTACAGCATTAGATCAATATGTAACTGGTCGTTTAGGTTTAGTAATTGATGGTACTGCTAGAGATTATGACGCTATTGCAAGACAACATTCAATGTTAAATAATATGGGTTACGATAGTTATATGGTATTTGTAAACACAAGTTTAGATGTTGCATTAGAAAGAAACGCAAAAAGAGAGAGAAGTGTACCAGAATATATTACAAGAAAATCACATGCAACAGTACAAAGTAATATGGGTAGATTGCAAAGATTATTTGGTAATAGAAACTTTATAGTTATAGACAATAGCGCTAGTGAAAAAGAATTAATTACACAAACATTAAATAAATGTAATAGAACAGTAGCAAGTTTACTAAGATCACCAATAAATAATTACCTAGGTAAAAATTGGATAAAGAGAGAACTAGAGGCACGTAAAAGAACATGATAAGAACTTTTAAAGAAAGTATCATAGATATACCACGTAAGACGTATGCACCTAAGGTGTTTGATGACGCTAATACAAATGATCCAAAAATAAAAGCTAGTGTCAAAAAACAAATAGAAGATCAGTTGAAAGAATTTGAAACTGAATATCCTATTTTAAAAACATCATTAATAGGTTCTATTCTTACAAAGAGATATAGAAATGACGCAGACTTGGATATCAATGTATTGTTTGATGTGCCTGAGGATAAACAAGATGAAGAAAGAGAAAGACTATCTAAGAAATATCTATCATCTAAAAATCCAGATAATATACAAGGTAAATTAATACCTGGTTCTGAACACCCTATCAATTACTATTTTATTACAGATAAACAAACTTATGATGACCAAAACAAAAAGGCAGACGCTGTATTTGATGTTGAAAGTGATGAGTTTGTAAAAAGACCAGAAGATTTTACATTTGATAAAGACATGTATCTAAAAGACTTTGATAAAAAAGTAAGAGAGTTAGATGTAATTAAAGGTGAACTAAAAAGAGATATAATAGATTACAGAGAATTAGAAGATTTAACAGATGATGATGTTTTAAATCTACAAGATAAACTAAATGATAAGTTAAATGAAATAGAAGATGATATAGAACAGATTATTAAAATAGGTGATGGTGTTGATACAGATAGAAGAGCTGCATTTAATAAAGATATGACACCAGATGAGATAAGAAAGTTTGGTGTAAAAAATAGATTACCTAAAAATGTAGTTTATAAGATGTTAGAAAAATATCACTATTTAAAATTCTATAAGAAATGTCAAAAGATATTAGATGATGGTAAAGTATCGCCAGGTGAGATAGATGATTTAGAAATGCACGAAGCAAAAGGTAAGTCTGTTGCATTTACATTTGGTAGATTTAATCCACCTACAATCGGACATGAAAAACTTATTAAGAAAGTACAATCAATACGTACAAATGATTACAAGGTATTTTTAAGTAGAAGTGAAGACCCTAAAAAGAATCCATTATCGCCACAACAAAAACTAGCATACATGAAAAAAATGTTTCCTCAATATGCAAGAAACATTGAAGTCAATACTACTAACATGGTATTAGATATTGCTACTAAATTATATAAACAAGGTTATACAGATGTTACTATGGTTGTGGGTAGTGATAGAGTAAGAGAATTTGATACTATTTTAAAAAAATATAATGGTGTTTCAAGTAGACATGGATTATATGACTTTGATAGTATAAAGGTTGTTAGTGCAGGTGAAAGAGATCCGGATGCCGAAGGTGCAACTGGTATGAGTGCTAGCAAAATGAGAGCTGCGGCTGCCAAAGGTGATTTAAATAATTTTAAAAAAGGATTACCTAGAGGCGTTGACGCAGATAAATTAATGAAAGACGTAAGAAAAGGAATGAAACTTGCAGCTTCATACGGTGGTATGGCACATGCTGGTTTAGGAACATATAAACCTGTTGCAAGTTTAGAAGAATTTGAACAACAACAAATTAGAGACCTTTACATTAGAGAAATGATATTTAATGTTGGTGATAAAGTACACAATGTCAATGAAGATTTTAAAGGTGTTGTAAAAAGAAGAGGTACTAATTATGTTGTGTTAGAAGATACAGAAAATAATTTACACAAATGCTGGATTTGGGATTGTATTCCAGTATCAGCAAACAAGGAAGTAGCAATGAGAGAATTTAATTTAGACATAGATTATGGTTTCGAAGCAGTAAGTGAAAAGAAATCAGAATATGGTCATACAGACAGTTTACCTCAGGATAAAGATGTTAAAAAACAAAAAGGTACTCAACCTAAAAAATATTACAAAGATATAAAAAAAGATGTAAAAGGTAAGAGAGCTACTCACTTTAGAAATACTGATACGACAAAGAATGACAATGATCCTGCTCCTGGCGATAAAACAGCTAAGACTAAACCTAGTAAACATACTAACAAATATAAGAAGATGTTTGGTGAGTTGAAACAAGATTTGGTTGACGCATGTTGGAGAGGTTATAAACAAGTGGGAATGAAGAAAAAAGGTAATAAACAAGTGCCTAATTGTGTACCAGAGGTATACGAAATAGGTAAAGACTATGCAGACCACACTAAAAGAGTAACACCTGGACAGAGTGTTGAAGTGAAAAAGGTTAAAGGTTTCTTAGACAGAGAACGTGATAAATACGAGCAAGTATCTGAAAAAGATGTAAAAGAATGGGCAAACCAAGAGTCCACAATATATAAATATAGAGAAAGATACAAAGAAGAATGGAAAACAAAACTAGACGAAGTTGTATCTAAAATGCTGAGTAAAATTTAATGAAGACTTTTAAAGAATACGAAAATATAGACAAGTTATGCGAAGAGTGTATCTTCGAACATGAATCAGAGCCTTTACAAGAGGCTGAATACCAAGGTAAAAAGGTCAAACTTAATGACCCGATTAGAGGTGGTTCAAAGAAATTTTACGTATATGTTAAAAACGAAAAAGGAAATATAATCAAAGTTTCTTTTGGTGATACTACAGGTTTAAGTATTAAAAGAGATGACCCAGCAAGGAGAAAGTCGTTTAGAGCAAGGCACAATTGCGACAATCCAGGTCCTAAAACTAAAGCTAGATATTGGT